GACGAGGAAGCCGCCGGGGTGTTTGCCTTCGACCAGCGTGGTCATGGTGTCATCCTTTCAGCTTGAAGGTGCGGGCGACGATCTCGCCCCAGGGGCGCGCGGCCGAGGAGCGGCCGGGCTGCGGGTGATGGGGCGCGATCTCGGGCTCGGCCTCGGCCTTCGCGGCGAGGAGCGCGGCGCGCACCTCGTCGAGGCTCGTGTCCTCTTCGAGGAAGCGGCCGGCCATCTGCGGCTGGCCTGCGAGACGGCAGAGATCGACGACAGCCCGGGCGTGGCCTATGGCCTCCGCCCGGATCGCGGCAAGATCGGGCGGCGCGCCGCTGGGCGGTGGGGTTTGGGCGGACGGCTCCGGGGTGTCGGGAGCGGCGACCTCGTCGTCCTCGGCGTCCTCGACCTGATCCGTTTCGTCGGTGGCCTCGGTGCTGGCGCCGTCGGTCTCGTCGTCGGACTCGGGCTCGGCTTCGATGGCCTCGACCAGCACCGGCGGCGCATTGCGGAAACGACCGATGTCGAAGGCTGCTGCGATGCGGACGGGCTCGACCAGCCGGTCGGCAAAGCCCTGAGCAACGGCGTCGCCTGCGTCGAACCAGGTCTCGGCAGCCATCAGCGCGGAGACCTCCTCTGGCGTCCGGCCGGATTTTGCGGCGTAGCCAGAGACGAGGCTGCCCTTCACCTTGTCGAGCGCCTCGCCCATGGCGCGCATGTCCTCGGCCGTGCCCATCACGAGGCCGGCCGGGTCGTGGATCATCAGGAAGGCGTTCTCGGGCATGACGATCTCGTCGCCCGCCATGGCGATGTAGGAGGCCGCCGAGGCGGCAATGCCGTCGATCCAGACCGTGACCGGGCCCGCGTGCCGTTTCAGCGCGTTGTGGATTGCGACCGCGTCGAAGACCGAGCCGCCGGGGCTGTTGAGCCGCAGATCGACGGGCGTGCCCTCGGGCAGTGCGCCCAGTTCGGCGAGGAACCCCTTCGCCGAGACCCCGTAGGCGCCGATCTCGTCATAGATCGCCACTTCCGCACCGGTCCCCCGGGCGCGGATCGCATACCAGTTTGCCATGTCGTCACTCCTGTTCGGTGGCCGGATCGGTTGCCGCGGCGCCGTCGTCCGTATCGTTGCTGGCGCCATCGCCGGGTTCGGCCCGTGTCGCCGGCGTCGCGCGGGCCCCTTGCGTCTCGCCGGGGCTCGTGCGGTAGCGCAGGCCGAGACCCGTCGCGCGCGCGGCGTCGGCGGCGTTCTCGCGGTCGACTTCCTCGATGTCGTAGCCGGTGGCCTCGACCACCTTGCGTCGCGAGGTGATGCCGGCCTCCATCGCCAGCACCTGCGCCTGGACGTCCTTCAGCGGATCGACCCAGTCCCAGCGCGGCGGGATCCATTGCACCGGTCGCACCGTCGCGGGATCGGCATCGAGCGCGCCCGAGAGCACCGCCGTCTCCAGCCAGCGCCGCCAGACCGCCCGGCAGAGCTGATGCACGATCACGCCGTGCTGCAACTGGCCGATGCGGCGGCGGAACTCGACGAGCTCCGCCCTGAGGCTCGAGTAATTCGCCTGCCGGACGTCGCCGGTGACAAGGTGATAGGGCAGTCCCAGCGAGGCCGAGACCGCCAGCAGCGTTCGGTACTGGAATGCCTCGTAGCCGCCGCCGACATCCGCCGGGGACGAGAACTTCACGTCCTCGCCCGGCAGCAGCACCTGCATCGTGCCAGGCTCGAGGCTCGCAATGGCGGCGCCGTCGAGATCCGCCTCGGCCTCTCCCATCATGGGCTCTTCGGGCGCGGTCTTGGTGATGAAGCCCGCGAACATCGCCGCGGTCTTCTTCCGGTCGAGCTCGGCGTCGTCGTACTGGTCGAGCAGGAACAGCCGCACCATCGCCGGCGCGATATGCGGCAGGCCCCGGATCTGGCCCGCGTCTATGGGGCGATAGATGTGCAGCACATCGGCTGCCGGCACGCGCACCGTCTCCGGAATGACCGCCCCCTGGTCGGTGCTGTCGCCCGGATGGCGGCGGCGGAAGTGGTAGGCCACGCGCCGGCCGATCCCGTCGAACTCGATCCCGCATCGGATGCGGTTGCCGTTGGCCGCTGTCTCCATCTTCTCGAAGGGCAGCATCTCGGACTGGAGAAGCTGCAGCTGCAGCGGGACGAGCAGTCCGTCCTCGGTTCGGCGCGGGCGCAGCCGGACGAAGCACTCGCCGGCGACGAACATCTCGCGCGCGACCATGGCCTGCAGGCCGTAGAAGTCGGTCAGCCCGTCCGCATCGGCCTCGTCGGTCCAAGCGAGCCAGAGCCGTTGCACCTGGTCGCGCAGATCGGCGTCTCCGATCAGCGAGGACGGCTTGATCCCGTCGCCGACGAGGTTCGCGGCGAAGGCCTCGCAGGCATTGGCGGCATAGCCGTTGGTCACCACCAGCTCGCGGGACCGCGCCAGGAGCCGCGGGCCTCCCGAGGCGACCAGCGCGTTGATGTTCTCGAGCGGCGGGTTCCAGCCGCGCAGCCGGCGCTTCGCCATGGCCCCTTCGAGACGGGCGCGCACGGCAGCGGGGCCGCCGGTGGATCGGCGGCGGAAGCGGTCGAAGAAGCTCATGGGTTCAGAGCCCCTTCGCCGTCGTCACGCGCACCTGCCGAACGATCCGACGCCCCTCGGCTGCGGCGATCTTGCGGTCCAGCGCTTCGATGGCCCGGTCGATCTCGGCCACGCTCCGATAGTCCACGGTCTTGCCGTCATAGCTCACCCGAGCCACCCCCGAGGACCGCTGCGCGGTCAGCGCGTCGCGGCGGGCGCGGAGCTCTGCGGCCGTGGCCATGGATCACCTCATGTAGCTTGAGCGCACCGTGCGCCGGCGCGGCGAGGTTCGTCTCTCAACGTGCACCGGCGTTCCCGGTCCGGCCTCGGGTCCGTCCTGCTTCGCCACCCCGAGCTGCGCTTCCAGATCGGCCCACCGCGCCTCGGGCCAGCGGTCCGCGCCCGCGATCCACGCCGCCGCACGGGCATAGACACGTGTGTCCAGCGCCTCGTTGCGCTCGCGCAGCTTCTGCCATTCGAGCCGCGCGAAGCCGCGTTTCGTGCGCACCGTCACGAGCTGCTCGGCGGTCAGCTGTTTCAGCCATTCGCCGTCCGCCCAGTCCGGCAGATGGATCGTGCCGGGCGGGCAAAGCGCGCCCGCCGCCTGTTCTTCCCTTGTCGGCCGGTCCTGCCGCAGGAAGCGATAGGTCTCGGCCTTGAAGGTCGAGGTCGCCACGGTCCAGAGCCTCGCCCCGCGCCGCAGCCGCTTGCCGGCGATGGTGGCATCGACATAGGTCGGCCCAGTCACCGGGCTCGTCCGGGTGAACCCCTCGACGCCCTTCATCGGCGCAACCTGCGCGAACCCCACCTGCCGCGACCAGGCATAGACCGCGCTGGTCTCGTAGCCCGTGTCGATCGCGAGCCGGGCCAGCGTCATCCGCTGACCCGAAGCATGCGTCCATGTCCGCCCGAGCAAATCGGTCAGCTGCTGCCAGCAGGCCGGATCGCCGGGCCCGCCTTCGAGCACGAGATGATCGACGAGCCAGCTTTCCAGGCCTCGGCCCCAGGCCCATACATCGACCTCGATCCGGTCCTTCTGAACGTCGGCGCCCGCGGTCAGGAACAGCCCCCGCTCCGGGACCGTGCCCGGGGACCACGCTTCACGCCGGTCCGCCAGCCGCTGCCAGTCCGGCGCCTCACCGGTCTCCATCCAGGTCTCGCCGAGGATGGTGTTCCGGAACGCCCGCATCGCCTCGTCGCTGCCCCGTGCCGCCTCATGCGCCCGCGCGATCCGCTGCCAGCTGAGCCAGCCTACCGGCGAATAGAGCGCCGAGAGGTGATAGCCGACCGTCGCCGGATCGGCGGCCGTGGCGGTCGACCGCCATTCGCCGCGCTCCAGCATCCGCGTCTTGTGGTGCTCGGCGATGGGCCGCTCGCAGCCCTCGCAGAGATACTCGGCCGTCTCCGGGCGCCCCTTCTCCCAGCGCAGCCGCTCGAAGCGCAGCCATTGCATCGCGGCGCAATGCGGGCACGGCACGAAGAACCGGCGCTGGTCGGAGGCCTCGAACTCTCGCTCGATCCGGGAGAGCCCCCGGATCGTGGGCGTCGAGACCAGGAAGACCTTGCGCCGATGGGCGAAGGTCAACGACCGGGCCTCGGCCAGCGTGATCGGGTCGCCTTCCTCGTCGGCCGAGGCCGGATAGGCGTCGACCTCGTCGAGGAAGATGTACCGCGCCGGAGTGGACCTCAGTCCGACCGCCGAGTTCGCGCCCGTCATGATCAGGATGCCGCCCGCGAACTCCTTGGACAGCATCGTGTTGCCCGCGTCGCGCGAGCGCGCCGGCTTGACCCGGTCCCGAAGTTCCGGGCTTTCCTCGATCAGCGGATCGATCCGCTGGCGCGAGTTCCGCTTGGCCAGCTCCACCGTCGGCTGGACCGCGAGCATCGGCCCCGGCGCTTGATGGATCACGAAGCCGATCCAATTGTTGCCGGCCTCGGTCGCGCCGACCTGCGCGGCCTTCATGAACACAACCCGCTGGGTCGGATCGCCCGGCGACAGCCGGTCCATGATCTCGCGCATGTAGGGCGTGCGCGCAGTCCGGTACTGCCCCGGCTCGGCCGAGGCCCGCGAGGCGAGTTTCCGGTGGCGGTCGGCCCAGCTCGAGACCGTCAGATCCGGGTCGGGGCGCAGGCCCCGCGACCAGGCGCGGATCAGCGCGGCGGCGCCGTCGAAATCGAACGCCTCCAGCCCTTCGCTTGCGCTCCGGGCGTTCGTCCCTTGCGACGGTCCACCGGACCCTCGCATCCGCTTCGCGGACCGGTTCTCACCCAAGCCCGGGTCGGATCTCAGCGAGGCTGTCGAGCTGGGCGCGGACATGGGCCTCCAGAACCTTCTGCATCAGCGCCGCCTCCACCTCGCACGCATCCCCCAGCGCCGCGGTGAGTTCCGAGGCGATCAGCGCGGCGACCCGCGCCGGCCAGGTCACCCACGCATCGCGCTCGTCGCGCGCGAGCCGGAACATCAGCGTCTCCGCACGGGCGCGGTCGACCAGTTCCCCCTTCAGCTTCTGGAGCCGGATGCGCCGCTCCTGCGCCTTCAGCACCTCGTTCGCGGTCTTCGCCTGAAGGAACGTCGTGCCGCCGCCGACGGCCGGGGCGGACAGCCCCTGTTCCCGTAGCGTGTCGCCGACGGCGGCGACGGCGGCCTCGGGCACGGGTTTCAGCTTCGGCGCGGGCGGCTTGCGGGTCTTCGACGGGTCCGTCGTCTCGGCCCGCCGCTGGTCGGACGCCGTGGCGTCGATGCTGCCATCCTCATACAGGACGAGCCGGCCGGCGGCCTTCGCCTTCTGGATCGCGCCGCGCGACAGCCCGACATGGGCGGCATACTGGCGCTCGCTCATGCCCTGCATCGCCAGCCCCGATTATCATTCAAAGTCAGTCGCTTATGTCGTTGATAAGCCTCGCGGACAGAGCGAACGTCCATCCCACGAGGACGATGCAACTCACCCGGAGCCACAACGATGACCACGCGCCTGAACCCGATCACCACCCCGCGCTTTGAGGCCCGCGCCGACAAGGCCCGGCGCAACAAGGAAGCTGCGCTCGCCGCCTTCATCGGCAAGAAGGCCGAGATCGACGAGATGCTCGCCCGCCTGCAGGCGCTCAGCGACGACCATTTCAACTGCCACCCCGACGAGGCGGGCTGGGCCATGGTCGGCACCCTCGAACACTACGCCAGCCTCCTGAAGCGCATCACCGACAGCGCCTTCGGCGAGGGCGAACACGCCCGCTGATCTCCGGCACCGCCGGAACTCCCGCCGCGCGCCCTGCGCGGCTTGGGGTCGTAGGAGGGTCGCGACGGTCGCGGCCCCAAACACGGAGACGACCCCATGACCAAGCTTTCCGATACCCAAGCCATCATCCTCAGCGCCGCCGCGCAACGCGAGGACCGCAACGTCCTGCCGCTCCCCGGCTCGCTCCGCGGCGGCGCCGCCGCCAAGGTGGTCGGCGCGCTCCTCTCCCGCGGGTTGATCGCCGAGACCACGACCGACAGCCATACCAAGGCGGACGCCGCGCCCAACCGCATCTGGCGCAACGACGAGGACGGCCGCGCCATCCTCCTGCACATCACCGATGCAGGCCTCGCCGCCATCGGCGTCGAACCTAAAGGCGGCGCCAGTGCGCCCACGGGCGTCGACGCAGCGCCGAGCGCGGAGAACCCGCAGGACGCTCCTGCCGAGGCCGATCCCGCGCCCAAGGCGCGCACACCGCGCACGGGCACGAAACAGGCGAAGCTGATCGAGATGCTCCGCGCCGACGGCGGCGCGACCATCGACGAGATCGTCACCGAAACCGGATGGCAGACGCACACGGTCCGAGGCGCCTTCGCCGGCGCGCTCAAAAGGAAACTCGGGCTCGAAGTGACCTTCGAGAAAATCGACGGCCGCGGCCGGGTCTACAGCCTGCCGCGCGACTGACGTCCGCCCTCGGCCGCTTTTTGAAAGCCGTCGTTCCTTTAGAGGGCGGCGTGAAGGCTACGTGCCTTTGTGAGGGACTGACAAAGCAAAGAAATCAAATGACATCGCGCGCGGCTGCGGTAGCGGGATCCCCCGTGTTCGGCGTTCCCGTGGGTTCGATAAGCAGCAGATGTGCTTCCTTTCGTGCAATCGGTCGATGCTCCACGCCGGCTGGAACGATAAACATCTCACCTTCTCGCAGGATGATCGTTCGTTCACGAAGCTCGATCTCGATCTCTCCCTTGAGAACAAGGAAAAAATCGTCCGTATTTGGATGCGAGTGCCATTTGAATTCACCCTCCACCTTCACGACCATCACGTCGTGACCGTTGAAGAGGGCGACGGTCTTTGGAGACCAGTGATCCGAAAACTCTGATAGCTTTTCGGAGAGGTTTATTGCCTCTGACATCATGAGACCCTTTTGGTGATCCGCTTTCGTGGTACGCACTGTCCAAATGGTTTTCAAGCACGCACCCGGATCGCCTCGAACAGCCGCCTCAGGGCGAAGGACCGCACGATGCTCACCACCGTGAACACCGCCCCCATCTTCAGGTTCTGCGCGAGCGTCGTGTGCAGCCCGAAGACCGGGAAGATCAGGATCTGCGTCACGACGGCGACGCCATACCCGACCGCCACGTTGGCGACGGCCTCGACCAGCGACATGGCCCGGCTCTGCTTCATGCCACCCCCTCATCCATCGGCCAGCAATTGAGCTGCGAGAGTTCGGAGCGCATGCGCTGCGACCAGCGGGACCACTCCGTTGCCGCAGAGCCGAAGCCTGTCCACCCGGTGGGCCAGCCCATCAGCGCCTCGACGAACAGCGGGTTCAAGGTCCGGGGCGTGTCGCAGGAATTCCCGCCAGCCATCGGCGTCGCCAGGACCTGGCGGCCAAGCAGCCCGTTCACCGGCGTGTTCGCGAGGCTCGTCGCCCCGTCCTTGTGATCCCGCGCCGTCGGCGTCATCCAGAGACGCGTCGCATCGCAGAGCGTCGTCCCGTCGTTGCGCGGGCGCGCCGTCTCGCTGCGATTGCTCGTCCGGTTTCGCGTGCCCTTGCTGTCGCCCGCCAGCGGCGTCGGCCAGAGCCGCAGCAGTTCCGTCCGGTTCCCGCCACTCGACCGGGTCCCAGAGCAGGCGCGCGGGGTCGGCCAGCTCGTCCCCCTCGCGGATTGCGAGGATGAAGAGCCGTTCGCGTTTGTGGGGCGCGCCGACTTCCGCCGCCGTGAAGAGGCCTGCCGCAAGGCGGTAGCCCATGCCGACCAGTCCTGCGGCGACCTCGGGGAAGCCGAGGCGGAGATGATGGGCGACATTCTCGAGGAAGACGAAGGGCGGCTCGACCTCGCCGATGATGCGGGCGACATGCGGCCAGAGGTGGCGCGGGTCGTCCGCGCCCCGGCGCTTGCCAGCCACCGAGAACGGCTGGCACGGATAGCCCGCAGTGACGATGTCCACCGCGCCGCGCCAAGGGCGGCCGTCGAAGGTGGCAACATCGTCCCAGACAACAGCCTGATCCAGGGACGCGTCTTCCATCCGCGCCACGAGAGTGGCTGCGGCGAAGGTTTCCCGTTCGACATGGCCCACAGCACGATATCCGGGGATGGCGATGGCGAGCCCGAGATCGAGCCCGCCTGCGCCGGAGCAGAGGGAGAGGCCGAAGAGGCATGCGTCTCCGGCTCCGGAAGCGCGTCCGGAGGAAGGTAGAGCCAGGTCATGCATGTCACGCGGCGGTCTTGCGCTTTCGCGCGGGTTCGGAGGCGGCACCGGTATTGGTCGTTGCCGTGGGCACGGTATCGTCGTCGCCCAGTCGCTCCGTCCTCACCTGCGCGAAGGTCCGGCCATCGCCGTCGAGGATCGCCTCGCGCCCCGTCTCGGCCTGCCAGCGCTCCACGGCGACATCGACATAGGCCGGGCTGATCTCCATTGCGAAGACGCGGCGACCGTTGGCCTCGCCCGCCATGATCTGCGAGCCGGAGCCGGAGAACGGCTCGTAGCAGAGCCCGCCGCGCGTGACATGCTGGCGCATCGGGATGCCGAAGGCGTCGAGCGGTTTCGGCGTCGGATGGTCGGGCCGGTCGTCCTTGGCGAAGCTGGGCAGCGCCCATGTGGATGGCAGGGTTTCTTCCGCCACCTTGGGTGGGCGGTTCGGCCGACGCCAGCCCATGAAACAGGGTTCGTGCTTCCACAGGTAATGCGACCGGGTCAGAACCCCGCGGTCCTTCACCCAGATGATCTGCTGATGGACGAAGGCGCCGGCCTTTTCCCAGCAAGCCTCAAGCATCGCCTGTCGGCGCGAGGCGTGCCAGCAATACCAGGCGGCATTTTCAGCGATGGCCTCCGCCACGGCCGCTGCGATGAAACCGTCGTAGAGCTCGGCCCCCTGCGAACTGTCGTCCCAGGTCGTGCCATAGGACGCAGACCAATCCTTGTTTCGTGTCGGGTGGTTCGAGCCGTCGTAGTCGACGAGATACGGCGGGTCGGTCGAGAACAAGATCGCCCGCTCGCCGTTCATCAGGCGGCGCACGTCGGCCGCGCTGGTGCTGTCGCCGCAGAGCAGCCGGTGATCGCCGAGGATCCAGAGATCGCCGGTACGCGACGCCGGATTGCGCGGCGGCTCGGGGATGGTCACCGGCGGCACGGAGCCCCCGGCGCCACCTTCTTCACCGTCCCCCTCCGGCACGAAGGCCAGCAGCTTGTCCAACTCGCCATCCGAGAACCCGACCAGCGACAGGTCGAATTCCTCGGCAAGCAGGTCGTTCAGTTCCGTCGAGAGCAGCGCCTCGTCCCAGGTGCCAAGCTCCGTCAGCTTGTTGTCGGCGATCCGGTAGGCCCGGCGCTGCGCCTCGGTCAGATGCCCGAGCACGATGACCGGCGCTTCGGTCAGCCCGAGCTGCGTCGCGGCCAGCACGCGCCCGTGGCCCGCGATCAGCTCGCCGTCTTCGCCGACGAGGCAGGGCACGGTCCAGCCGAACTCGGCCATGCTGGCAGCGATCTTTGCGACCTGGTCGGGCCCGTGCACCTTCGCGTTCTTCGCGTAGCGTTGGAGGCGCGCAAGCGGCCACATCTCGATCCGCTCGGGGGCGAAGGCGAGGTTCATGCAGGTTCCTGTCGATGATAGGTCGGCATCCGCCGGGCTGGACTCCGGCGCGATGGGGTCCGCCGGCTTCCGGCTGGACTCCGGCATCCGCGGGGTATCCACCCCGAGCGGCCGGTCAGATGCTTGAATTCACGAGGATTTCTTGGCGTTGCAGCTGAACGCTGGACTCCGGTGGCTTCCCAAAAATCCGGCCCGGTCGCTGGCGAAATGCCGAGCCAAGCCCGCCAGCATACGTTTCGGCCCGGAAAGGAACCGGAAAACAAGGGCTTGGCGGCTTGGACCCCGGCTGGACCCCGGAAGCCAGCCCCGGTGTCCACCTCGGTATCAGCTTGGGTTCACCCGAGCGCACGACCCCGAGTATATCGCCATGGATACCGTCAGAAGGGTGATCCGTCTCGCCGTCCGGTGTCTCGCCGAAAATTGTCTCACGAGCCCGTCGAGCCTTGACAAGCTCATTGTGCCGCATGCGCCACTACGAACTCCATTGACCGCTTCTGCGGCACGCGCCTCCCGTTCAAGCGCCAGACGATGACCGCGATCCCGTACTGCCAGCGCCGGTTTGCGGTGGCACGGCTGATACCCAGCTCCCAGCAGATCGGTTTCCACGGCTTCCGGTTCGCCCGGAGCCAGAGCAGGCGCGCATCGGCGGGCTCGAGCCAGCGCAGCCAGAGCAGAGCATCCTCGGCCTGCGTGATGTCACGCGGCCCGGGCTTGGGTCGGCGCATCTGCGGCTCCTGGCCGACCTGGTCGGCGAAGCTGTGGAAGTACTCAGGCCAGGCGTTGAAATAGCCCTGCGGCTTCACCTCGGGCAGCGTCCGGAACACGTCGGCGGCGCTCTCGAGCCGGTCCTCAACCATGGTAGGCGTCCACTCAGCCATTGGCGGCCTCCCGGTCATCCGTCCGTGGCCCATACAGCCTCTCGCCGAGTTGACGGACCAGCTCGCGCTCCGGCCACGTCAGGCGACGGTCGTCGACAGAGACGGCAAGCAGACCCTCGTCATGCCAGCCATCGCGCTTCACCTGGTCGGGATCCCGACGCGTGCCGCCGTAGCCTTTCGGATACCACCTCATGCCAGGCCTCCGTTCGTCTCGAGCGCCCAATGGAGGATCGCGATGGCGTCGGCCTCGTTGTCGTCGGCGGGTGAGAAGCCTCTGGCTCGGGCCGCGGCGATCATCGCCTCCTTCGGCGCGTTGCCCTTGCCGGTCGCGTGGCGTTTGATCGTGCCGACCGGAACGCCCTCGTAGGGAACGCCGCGCAGTTCGGCCCACGAGGTCAGGGTAGCCATCAGCCCGCCGTAGACGTGGGCCGCGTCGGTGCCGGCGTGCCGGCGGACCTCTTCGAACCAGATGGCGGCGATGGGCCCGGACAGTCGATCAAGTTCGGTCAGCCAGTTCGTGAAGCGGAGGTAGCGCATGCCGCCGCCGTCGAAGCGTCCGGGCCGGAAGCTGACCGTGCCGCTGGTGATCAGTCCGTCATGGCTGCGGAGCGCCCAGCCGGTCGTCGTGCCGAGATCAAGGGCGAGGATGCAGGACCGGGAGATAGCGCCCGTTTCGGGGCGGAGTTCCTGCGCGGGGATCGGTGTGTTCATCGTGAAGGCTCACAAGCTGTGGGCCTTCGGCTTCGGTCACCGCAAGATGTAGCATTCGGCGGTCCTCGGCCAAAGCGAAAACGACCAGGGACGACCCGGCCAGCGACGATCGACGCGCTGCCCGTCCCGGTCCCAACCTCCGAACGCGTGGTCCCAACCTTCGAGGGGGTTGGGACAACCCTTTATTGTTTTACTCCAATGGCTTGAACGGATGTGGTCCCAACCTCGGTGTCCCCAACGGGGGTCCTTCTCTTTTCGTATAGAAAAACATGGTCCCGACCTTTTCCGTTCTCCCACATGAATGTGTAGCAAAAGGTTGGGACCACAGGGCGAGGTTGGGGACACCATTGTTTTTGAACGACTTTTCGTGTCCCCAACCCCCTCTGGAGGTTGGGACAGGGTTGGGACCACCGGGGAGGTTGGGACACCGAGGGTTGACTTGAGCGAGGCGCGCTGCCGACTGCCTGCACAACCCTCAGCCAGCCGTGCAGCTCGAAGCTGCCGAGTGGGGTCACTCCCGGTTGCTCCCATCGGTAGCGGCAGATAGTACAATACGAATGCAAAAATTCCTGTTTATCGGGAATTTTCGCGCTTATGGACCATGTGTATGCTATTCGTATAAATTCGCTTCATCCGCGAATTTGTGCCAACATGATATATATGACTAAGGCATCGCACATCCCCGCTGGCCGAGCCAAACTTGCTGCCGTCCTGAAGTCGGCAGGCGATGTCGTGCTAATCGACGACGTCGTGCAGGCGCTTGGGACTGATCGAACACGCGCCGCCAAACTGCTCTCGCGCTGGACGTCGCAGGGCTGGATGCGCCGCATCGGGCCGGGCGCTTATGTGCCGGTGCAACTCGACCTGCTGGACTCGGCGCAGGTGGTCGAAGACCCGTGGATACTTGTCCCGACGCTGTTCGCCCCCGGCTATATCGGCGGCCGGACGGCGGCAGAACACTGGGACCTGACCGAGCAACTCTTTCGGGACATCCTCGTCTTCACAGCCGATCCTGTGCGCGCTCGCACTGTAGAGCGGCAGGGCGCGATCTTCACGCTCAAGCATATCCGGCAGGAACTGCTGTTCGGGGCGAAAACAGTCTGGCGCGCCCATACCCGTGTTCTCGTCTCGGACATTCATCGGACGATCATCGATATGCTCGACGATCCAGCCACTGGCGGCGGCATTCAGCACGTTGATGACTGTTTTCGCCAGTATCTGGCGCGTTCCGACGCTGATCCCGCGCGGCTGATCGCCTATGCTGATCAGCATGGCAACGGCGCGATCTTCAAGCGGCTCGGATTTTTGGCCGAGCGTCATGGTGCCGATAAGCTCGCCCGCGAGGCAGGCGGCCGGCTGACCGCTGGTAACGCCAAACTCGATCCTGACCTCGACTGCAGACGGCTTGTGTCGCGGTGGCGTCTGTTCGTTCCGGCTTCCTGGAAACCGGAGGCGGCTAATGATTGATCGCCGCGAAATCCTCGATGCCGCCTCACGCTTCAGCCTTAACCCTCACGTCGTCGAAAAGGACTATGCCCTCGGCTGGGCGCTTGCCGGGATCTATGCGCATCCCGAACTTGCGTCGTCATGGGTGTTCAAGGGCGGCACGTGCCTGAAGAAATGCTACTTCGAAACCTACCGGTTCTCCGAAGACCTAGACTTTACTCTCAGAGACGTAGCCCACATCGACGAAGCCTTCCTGCGCCGTGTCTTCGGCGAAATCTCCGAATGGATTTATGAGCAGAGCGGCCTCACATTCCCCGCCGACCAGCAACGGTTCGAAATCCTCACCAACCCGCGCGGCAATCCGAGTTGCCAGGGCCGTCTGAGCTATCGCGGACCGGTTTCGCCCACTTCGGGCGGCCTGCCGCGCATCAAACTCGATCTCACCGCCGACGAGCGGCTGGTGCTCGATCCGGTATCAGTGCCCATTTTCCATCCGTACAGCGATGCGCCCGATGGCGGCATCACAGTGCTGTCCTACGCCTACGAGGAAGCATTCGGGGAAAAAGTCAGGGCGCTGGCCGAGCGGACGCGGCCACGCGACCTCTATGACGTCGTCAACCTTTTCCGCAACGAAGATGCGCGGCCTGAGCCGGGCGTTCTGCTCGACGTGCTGCGCCAGAAATGTGAATTCAAGGGCATCCCGGTTCCCCGCGACGGCGACTTCGACGATCACCGGCGCGATCTTGAAGCTGCATGGCAGGGAATGCTCGCCCATCAGCTCCCGGCGTTGCCGCCGGTCGATGCCTTTTGGAACGCTTTGCCGGAATTTTTCCGCTGGCTCGCCACCGGCGAAGCGCCGGCGCGGCCTGCGGCCTACGCGCTTGGCGGCGGCGAGACTGTCCTGCGCCAGCGTAGCCTTCCCGTCGGTATCCGGCAGAGCGCAGGTGCCGCTCTCGAAGTCATCCGCTTCGCTGCCGCCAACAGGCTTTGCGTCGATCTTGTCTATCAGGGGCGGACCCGCCGCATCGAGCCCTATTCGCTCCGGAGGACGCAAGACGGCAATATCATCCTTCACGCCTGGAGCCGTGAAGCTAACGAACACCGCAGCTATCGTGTCGATCGCATCGAAGGTGCCCATACCACTAGCGAGACGTTCACGCCCCGCTACGCTATCGAACTTACGCCGAGCGGCCCGATGACCATTCCGCCGACGGAACGGTCTCCGGGCCCGCGCACTTCGATTGGGGGCTTCAGCTCCCGCCCGACACGCCCTTCAAAGCCGCGATCCACATCACGAGGCTTTGGATCGAGCGGATCTACTTACGTCTATCAATGTCTTGTTTGCTCGAAGAAATTCAGCCGCAAGACCATGTCCGGAGCGCTGAACCCGCACAAGGCGCCGGAGGGCTACCCGTGCATGGGGCGCATGGGATACCTCGTCGATACGAAGTATTGAGCTGAAGCATTCTCCAAGGAACCTGCCATTGCCGCCGCTATCTGAAATCCTCGACCGTCCTGAAAAACCGGCTCTGTTCATCGGCAACGGGATCAATAGGCATAACAATGATGCGCGCTCCAGTTGGGACGACCTGCTGCGCGGGCTCATGCGCGACTATGGCGTTGACTTCACCGATGACGAAATTCGCGAGATGTCCAACACTGAACTGTTCGACATTCTCGATCTTGCGCGACCGGCCGAAGATCGCAGCAGTCTTCAGGCAAAATTCTGTGAGACGATGAAGGACTGGAGGCCTGCACAGCATCATCAGTCAATCGTCGGCTGGGCGCAACGTCATCGCCGTCCGGTCATCACCGTCAACTTCGATGAGAATTTGTCGCTCGCTGTGAAGGCGCGACGGCAATGGTTGGGCAAGCCGTCTACGGACTACTATCCGTGGAACTGCTATTTCTCGGATACGTCGATCTCTGATCCGAAGACGGAATTCGCGATCTGGCACGCCCACGGCATGATGCACTACAAGCGTAGCATCCGCCTTGGTCTCACCCATTACATGGGCTCGGTTCAGCGCGCGCGGCAATGGGTGTACGGTGACCGGGGTCTTCGTGCGTCGGCCAAGAACGCCGAAGCCAATTGGCGCGGCGCAAATGGCTGGCTGGAAGTCCTGTTCTTCTGTCCGCTCGTGATCTTTGGGTTCAGTTTCAACAAGGACGAGAACTTTCTTCGCTGGCTTTTTCTCGAACGCGCGCGCCTCCACAAGATCATCCCTGCGTGGAAAACGCCGACCTGGTTTGTTGATACGCCCAGAAACGGCAGTCTTCACCGCAAGCCCTTCTTCGAGGGGCTTCAGATGCAGTATGTTGTCGCTGAAAACTATCAGGATATCTACGAGCACCCGGCGTGGAACTCCTAGTCTTGCGAAAGCGGGGCCGCCTGCTTTAGGCCGGGTTGAACCAGCGCGCGAACACCACTCTTCACGCAGCGCGATTAAGGGCCGTAAGTTACCCGAAGGCAGGCTTATCCTGAACCCCTTCGATACCTCCACTCCCGCGGCGCCTCGCGCCCGCCCTCGTCGCGACGCCGGTACCGCTCCCAGCCGTTCGCCTTGAGGTAAGCCGAGACGCGCATCTGGTCGCCGCGGGTCCAGCGTGCGGGTTCTAGCCCGATGGCCTCATCGAGTATCTCGCCGACAGACACGTCCCGCAGCGGCTCGGGACGCGGCACGCTCTCGGTGCGGGAATTGCCGTAGTCGGGGAAACCGTCCGAGACGGTCCGGATCTCGTGCGTCAGCCAGTGTTCGATCAGGTCGTCCCACGCGTCGGACTGGTAGCGGCGGTCCTGTTCCTCGCGGGCTTCCGCCAGCAGCGCCGGGTCGTCGATCCACCAGATCGCGCCGGCGCGGAAACGGTGAACGGCTTCGGCCCAGAGCTGGTCCCGGTCCCGGGCGAGTGCCGCGATGTCGATCGTCCCGCAGCGGAGCGGCCAGAAACGACGGTTGCCGGTCTCGTCGCGGAGGTAAGTGTCGGGGTTAACGGTGCCGGCGAACACGCACTGGCGCGGCACCTCGACGGTGTAGCGACCATAGGGCGGGCGGAAGCGGTCGGTGGTTCGGGTCAGGAACGCCTTGATGCGCGAGACCTCGGCGCGGCCGATGGCGTCGAGTTCGGCGATCTCCACGATCCAGACACCCTGCATGTGCAGTGCGGCGTCCTTCGAGCCGAGCTCGGGCAGCTCGTCGGTGAACCATTCCTCGCCCGCGAGCACCTTGATCGCGGTGGATTTGCGTGCGCCCTGCGGCCCCTCCAGGATCAGCATGTGGTCGGCTTTCACGCCGGGGCGGTAGATGCGGGCGACGGCCGAGATCAGCCAGAGCGCGCCGATGGTGTGATTGAACGCGGTGGGCTCGGCGCCGAGATACGTGCTGGTCCAGGTCTCGATCCGGGGCGTACCGTCCCATGTCAGGGTGTCGAGCCAGTCACGGACGGGATGGATGCGCAGTTCTCGGGCGACGGCACCGACGGCGCGGCTCACGACTACCGGCGCCACGTTGATGCCGCGCAGCTGCAGCCACTCGGCCGTGCGGATGTCGTCGGCGTCCTCCCACGGACGCGGGAGGGACGCGACGCTGTCCCATGGCAGCGGCTGGCGCACCACGATCTCCTGCCCGAACTCGTCGAAGGCGAGAACGCCCGCGAAGGCGGGATCGGAGGTCAGGGCGACGATAACGTTGGCCTCGTTACGCTCGGGCGCGCCGGCCAGATCGAGCCGCAGGCGTCTGAACCAGGCGGGCTTCGGGATCGGCGCGTGCGGATCGCCGGTGGCGTTCACGCGGCGGCGAAGCTCGGCCAGCTGCTGGGTCAGGACCGACATGCCGATGCCGGTCGCGGACTTGATCCGCGCGATGACCTGCCGTTCGGGCAGAGGATCGAGCTTTGCCAGCGTGATGCGCCCGAGCAGCGTGGACAGGGCTTCGAACTCGGGCGGATTGGTCAGCGCCTCGGCCGCGGCGATCAGGGTGGCGGGGTCGTCGGTGGAGGCAACTATGGGCGTGGCCGTCTCTGGCTCAACTGGATCCCCGGTCTGCGGGTCGGCAGTGGTGTCTGCCGCGAGCGCGTAATCCTCCGCGCGCGCCCCGCGCAGCAGATCGTCGTTGAAGTCGTCGCCATGCAGCGGCGCGACGATTTCGTTCGGTATGTCGGCCCGGTTCAGGCGGTCCGACAACGTCGCGGCCGCCTGGCGACCTGTGTCCCCGGCATCGGCATAGATGGTGACGCGCCGGGTGCCCTCGGGCCACTGGAACCGCGCCAGACCGTCGGCCGACAGCGCCGCGCAGACCGGTGTGCCGAAGAGGGCGTGGGCGGCAAGCGCGGTCTCGATCCCCTCGGCGATGCCGATGTGTCCGTTCTCCGGCATCGGAAACAGGCGCACCACGGCATCCTTCACGCTGCCGAGCATCTTCTTGCCCGGAGGTGCCTTGGCGCTGCCGTCGTCGAGCAGGAAGGTGCGGTGGATGCCCGGTGCGCGCTCCCCGTCCGGCAGCCGCAGGATCGCGATCAGGCCGGGCCAGCCGCGGCGGCTGTCGAAGTCCGGAAGATCGGGATGGAACAGCAGGTCGGGCGATCCGGGATCCGAGACCTCGCGGGCGCGCAGATAGGTCTCGCCAGGCGTACCCGCGAGCGGTACCGCCCCGCCGACCAGACGCGCGATCTCGGCCGAGTGGTCGGGGCGTGCGCGCATGGGCGACTTCGGCGCAGGTTGCGGCGCAGGGTGATCCATCCTCGCGAGCCGCGCTGCCTCGTCGAAGAGCGCCCCGTCGCAGAGACCGGTCGCCTGCGCGATCAGGTCGATGGGACCGGCCCGCTCGCCGGTGGCGTAGTCGAAGCCCCAGCCGGCATAGGGCCCGTCGAGATGGATGGTGCAGGAACCCTCCTTGCGCGGTGGGCGCCCGGAGAGGTCTGCGCAGCGCAAGGATCGACGGTCCCGTGCGAGCCGGGCCTCGGGAAAGAGCCCCGGCAGCCAGTCGGCGGCCGTGCAGGCAAGCCGCTCCTTCACCGCCGTCAGATCGTGCCGGGTCTTCGGGACCGCGATGTCGTTGAGGTCGATCATCGCGCCCCTCAGGCCAGTAGGACGAGCCCGCGCTCGGCCCGGGTGATCGCGGTGTAGAGCCAGCGGCGCCGGTCGATCTCGCTGCGGCCCAGCCCGTCGTCCCAGACGACCACGTTCTCCCACTGCGACCCCTGTGCCTTGTGGGCGGTGATCGCCCAGCCGAAGGTCGCCTCCGTCAGCAGGCGCTTCTCCTTGTAGTCGCGGTCGTGGCGCTTGTCGTCGTAGGCGACATGGTCCTCGAAATGCCCCTTGTAGATGCGCAGCCGGCCCGGGCGCCCGTCCTCATAGGGCTCGCCGATGCGGCGGCCGTCCTCGTCATGGACGACGGCCGAGAAGTAGAGGCTGCCCTCGTCGACGATGTCCTCAAGCGTCACGAACATCCCGTTGATCAGCCCCAGATTGTTCTGGTTCTTCAGGCAGATGATCTTCTCGGCCGGTCCGGTGGGTAGCCAGTTCCCGCCGAGACCGGCCGCCGCGCGCATGGCGTTGTTGATCTGCAGCCGCGTGGCGTTCAGCCCGCAGATCAGCTGACCGCCGCGCAGCGCCTGTTCCGGCGTGATGTCGCCCTTGCGGAGCTTGGCGACATGATCGTCGTAGACGCCGAAGCCGATGGGCCGGCCCTCGCGCGCCATGGTGGCGAGGCGGATGATCGCGCTCTCGGCCGCCTGGCGATGGATCTCGGTCAGCATCACGTCCGGCTCGTCGCGGGTGAAGGCGCCTTCGCCGCGGATCGGCGGCAACTGGCCGGGATCGCCGAGCACGAGGATTGGCTTGCCGAAGCTCATCAGGTCGCGCGCCATCTCCTCGCCGACCATCGACACCTCGTCGAGCACGATGAGCCGGGCGTCCGCGGCGTCGCTCTGCGGATTCAGCGCGAAGCGCGGATGCTTCATCGCCGAGAGCCCCTGGCGCATCGCCTCGATCGCGGCATCGGCCGTGGTGCGCGCAAACCCGGTCAGCCGGCGGGCGTCGCGTTCGGCGACCGCGATCTTGCGGGCAGCCTTTTCGATTTCCTCCTCGGTCGACTCGATCACCGAGTAGATCAGGCTGTGAATGGTGCGCGCCGGCGTTCCCTTGCGGGTCAGCACCAGCGCGGCCTTGCCTGTGAAGGTGGCGGTGACAACGCCGGGCACACAGCGGCCGTCCTTCGCGCTGCGGTGGGGCGAGAGGCCGAGTTCGTCGAGCGCGAACTTCAGCACGGTGCTCTTGCCGGACCCGGCATAGCCGAACAGGCGGAATACCTGCTGCTGCTCGGTCCGGGTCTCGAACCATTCCCTGATCTCGCGGATCGCGGCGGCCTGCGTGGCGGATGGGGTGAACTCGGTCATGAATGGGGCGCCTCCACTGCGTAATCCTTCACGATCCCGCCGCGGGTCGGATCGCCGACCTCGCACGGGCGCACGAAGACCCGGCGCCCGTGGGCCAGTTGCCGCCAGTGACCGCGGCGGATGTGCCAGCGCGGGCTGGCGTGACTGCCGCCCTGCGGCGGCGTCGCGGCGCGCAGGCGCGCCGGATCGATGGCGACCTGCCGCCAGACCCATCCGCGTACGCCCTCGCGGGACAGGCGGGACCGTTTCGCGAGCGACACCTTGCGGTCGCGGATGTCCGGGGACGCGCCGAGGATGGTCAGCGCGCGCCAGACGATGCCGGCGGCGACTTCGCCGTGACCGCGGACCGTCTCGTCGCTCCGCTCGGCCGGGTTGCCCTCGATCTCCGCCTTGCCGTCCGGATGCATCCAGATCCGCACGAGGCAATCCGTCCAGCCGCACGGCGCCCGCTTGCGCATGAGGAACGTGGCCTCGACGATGTCGCCTTCGGCGCGAGCGCAGACGATCAGGCCCGAGGGAGACGCGCGCTGCTCGCGAACCTCGAAGATCACGGACGGGTGCGGCAGCCGAAGCGGACCGGAAAAAACCCGGGTCATCGCGCGGTCAACAATATCGCCATCGAAGGTGGCCTGGTCGTCGAAGAAATAGATCGGCGCGAACTCCGCCGCTCCGAGCAGGTCGGAGCACCAGAACCGCTCGCGATGCGCGCTCACGATCCGCTTGAGCTCATAGGCGTCGGGGATCATCGCCGCTCTCCCCAGCACCGTTTCGCCCATGCACAAGGAGCGTGCCACTTGCCGGCCGCCATGCCGCCGCGGCAGAGGACTGCGGTGGGTTCGGCCGCCACCCGCGGCAGCCATTCCCCGGCCTCGGAGGCTCGCACCACGGCGACGGCGCGGTCCGACATTTCCTGCGCGAGGTGCGCGTCGAACGGCACAAGCTCGGCGTGCAACTCCATCGTGTCGCGGTTCAGCGCGGTGAAGAGCGCCGGGGCCGGAAGCTCCATGTAGGCCTGATAGAGGGCGATCTGTGCAGCATAGACCGGCCGCGCGAGGCTGACGCCGCGCTTGACCACGTCCTTCCAGCTGGCCGTGCCGAGCGCCTTGTTCTCCCAGAGCGCGGGATAGTCCATCGCGACGGGACCCGAGACGAGGCAGCCGTCGATATGTCCCTTGAAGCGCCCACCGAGAGCTTCGAAGCCGAACTGGCGACCATCGGGGCGCTCGGTCCGTAGGTCGAACCCGGCGATCCGGAACCAGCCCGCGACGATGTCCTCGGCCCGGTGGCCCGCCTCGAAGATGCGCAGCGTGCGCGGCGCGAACTCCTGGCCCTCGTCCTTCGGCACCGCGAGGAAGTCGTACTGGATCTGGCGCAGGCAGTCGCGGCCGAGACCCGAGGAACTGACATAGGTGCGCGGACGCTCGGCGCGGTGGCGTGCGGACAGCGCCGTGTCGATGGCGGCGGACACGGCCTCCGCGATGGGCGGTCGTGGCGCGTCGGCGCCGTAGAGGAAGCCCGAGCCATGGTTGAGGTTGATCATCGCTCGCGCTCCCAGAACCCGCCGGCCTGCGCGATGCAGGTCAGCTTGTGGAACTGCGCGTCCGTCAGCCGGGCGCTGTCGCCGAACCGCGCCAGCTTCTCGCGGAGGCTGTCGCAGAACTCGATCTCGAACTCGGTGACGGCGTTCTCGGTGGCCGCCTCGAGCAGAGGTTT